TCCGTACTTCTTGTTCCAGTAAGAACCTTATTCAGTTTCTCTTTGAGTTCATCATAAGATTTAAAATTACTTGGATCAACGAAGGCCTTTAGAGCGTATTGAGATTTCCATATCTTGTCAATCTCATCATCGGTAGGTTTTAATCTACTAACTGGCTCAAATTCAGATTTGTCATAGTTCCAGTAACCATCAACTTTTCTGATTTTCAGTTTAAAGTTAGCGCCTTCCCAGAAGTCAAAAGGATTTACTGCCTTTTCATCTTCAAAGTGTGGGTTCATCGCCTCTGATAACTTGTCAAAAATTTTCTTACCATATTTGAATAAGAATACTTTGCCTTCGTTTTCAGGATGTTTAGGATCGCTGACAACATAGATGTTAGAATAATAAGATAATTTTCTCTTTCTTTTTCTAGCAATCTCTTTGTCTGCTTCTATGCCTGTATTCCATAATCTAGTGTTTTCTTCACTAACAGGATCTTTTTTATTTAAAGTTGTTAATGAATTTTCAATATACCATTGACCACCTGGTCCTTGAAACGCATGATTCCAGACTCTCTGCCATGGCATATCTTCGCCTTCTACAGCAGGTAAGAATCTTAATACTGCATAACCATTACCTGATTTATCTAGTTCTGGTTTCCAGAGCCTATCATCTTGGTATGATTTTTTCTTTTCTGGTTGATCTATGGATTTTTCTAGTTGTTTTGTTAAGATGTCAAAATTAGATTTTGACTTTTTTAGATTTTCTAATGCACTTGTCATTTGTATGTATCCTTTGTATGTATTGTTGTATGTATTAATTTAAATATTATAGTATTATTTATAATCGTTTTTTCTAATACTTTGTATATTATCTCATCAAACATAATATTATTATATCACCATTTACGCATTTTGTCAAGCAACTCTGCCTGTGTCATATATGATAATACTTTCTTGTCTGACCATTCTAACCACTCTCTAAAGTGTTGATTAGTAGGTAGATTATCTGCACTTTTATTAACTTTAAAAAACTTAATATTCTGATTCCATGCAAATAAATCATACCATTGACCCACCCAATTTACATGAGGTGTAGGCCCATTCTCTTTTGCCACATAGTGTTTTGTGCCTGCAAATAGATTATTAACTTTCTCTGTATCTGAAACTAGATCATGGCCTATAAGATATACTTCATCAGGTTTCTCTTCCTTACAAGCGATAAACCCAGCAGAAGCACCACATGCCCAACCATGATCTTTATATTCTGACCAACACTCTCTAATATCTTTTGAATAATCAGGTTCTTTTATCCAAGAAACATATAAAGTATTATGATTGATTTGTTTTTTAATTATTTCTTTATCACCTCTTGGTGTTTCTTTTTTAGCATTTCTTAATATCTTAACTTGACCTGCTAAATTAGCACCGTGCATAACAAACTCCTGTGACATACCTCTTTCGTTTTGTGTAATCACATCATAGTCTTTTAATTCTTCTAATTCTTGTTTACCTATCATACCTTCAACAACTGACTCGTACATTGGTGTAGGTACTTTAGTCCAGTTTCTAAACCAACAAGGTATCTTTTGTGCTATGCCGTTGTGATATATTTCGTGTATAACACCATTATCAACTGCTGTCAAAACATCAATCTTATCTAATTCATCTCTCCATATTGCATTACAGCCATAAACTTTACCATACTTCTTTAATGGTGTCAAGTCAAAATCTTTTCTACTTAAACCATTGCCTATTAAAAAAACTCTTTTCTTACCTTGTATCACTTCACCTCCTCTCGGCCATCTTTCTTTAGCAGTAGGAAATCTATCTGCTTTATTTTGCCTAGATTGTTTTAATCCTATGTTTAATAATTCTTCCTCTTTAGGCCATTCTTCGTCAAAATATTTTGTCATCTTCTTTTCTTTTTTGTTATATGTTTATAATCTAAATACATTGAGCACCATTCATAGAAACTATCATTGTTAGCAGGCCAACATTTAGCAAACACTTTATCTTTACGGTGTTCTCTATATTCTTTTCTAACTTCTTCCTCTGTTAGTTTTCTTTCGTCACTCACACAAATACCTCTTTCATTATAAATTTACATTTTGTCAAGTTTACATTTACAAATGGTTTTAACTTGGCAATCTTAAATGACTTTTCAGGCCATATAATTGTTTCTTTAATTTCTTTATCCCAACGATTGACAAACGACAAAATCTTATCAAAGATGATGACCGATTGTATTGAGACCTTTCCCGAAAGTAGTAGTCGTAGCAATCTTGGATGCTGCCCACTATCAACGCTGAAAACATCATCAAAGCGAATATTATCACCATCAATGACATTACGAAGCAATACGCAATCGTTTCTAAAATTATACGAAAAAGACTCGTTATACTTTTTCCATTTATTGTAAATCGTATCTCCATCTGATCTAACTAAATCTCCTACCCATGTTTTTGGTCTATCAACAAAATTACTTACATAGTAATCTCGTAAGTTCTCACCATATTTAGTTGCTAATTTATGAAAGAAGAATCTATCATTTCTTTTTATAAATGAATTGAAACTACTATTTACCTTGGCGTTGTGCTTAAAATAATCATAATTAGGGGTAGTAAAATGCAACTTGATAGCAAGATATAATGTATATGCTTCATAACTTGTCATAAAGGTAAAGTCGCTGTGCTTGATTTTTCAATCAGGTTTAGCTTCTCTGCTTCTAATTGTATCTTTTCTTTAAGTGATTTGTTAATAAGTGAACCAACACTTGATGGATCTATTTCATTATCTTCACAGAATTTGAGAATAGCATCCATGTATGGTATTTTTTTCTCTTTGACTATTGCTTCAATTGTCATAGCAAACTTTTTACTATTCATTAACATTAAAATTTTCTGACTATATGTCTTCTCAATGCTCTTGTTAGTTCTTCTATTTTATCTATGATTGAAATTAAACTAGGATCTGTAATATATTGACCTTGTTCTTTTAACTTGTCATATTCTTTTAAAGGTATAGTGACCATACTTTGCTCATTCTCATAAGTCAAGTCTTGGTCGTGTGTATCTCTACCTTGTTCGTATTCATCGCTCATAATTTACCTGCCTTTAGGTATATTATATCAGATTATACTATAATGTCAAGCCTGGTTGTGTTAGATTAGGATTTATTTGTAAATCAAATGTTCTAAACAAGATACATAAATCTGGACTTGTTTGTGTTTCTGCTATTGCAGCCATTTGATATTCAGGATTTATATAAATGGTGACCACATACACTACATCATTTTCTTGTTGACCATTCTCTCTACCGAAACTTACACTAACAGGTGTAAACTGGTGTTTTGCAACCCAACCTGCCACATCTGCTCTTGGAGCACATACGGTTGGCATTTGTGTCCAATAAAAGTTAAATGTTTCTACATCATTTTTAGGTTGCAAATGACTCTCAGCTTTAACCGATATGCTTAAGAATACGGTAAGTAGTATTGTAATTATAAATTTTTGCATAAAACTATTTATGCGATTGCGGCTAATTTTTCTTTATGTCTTAAAAGAAATTCTGAAGTGTGTTTATAGAATAGCTCTTGGTGCTCTTTGATCTTATCTTCGCCATGTATCCACTCTTGTACTTCACCACTTTCACATGTTGCAAGCACAACCGTCTGCTCAATTTTCTTATCAGGATACATTTCTTCAAACATTTTAGCATATGCTGAACATTGTAAGAAGTTACCATAATTATAATCTGCGTCCCGTCTTTTAGTAGAGGTCTTAAAATCTATGATAGATAATTTACCTTTATATTCTGCGACACAATCTACCTGACCTGCAACACCTATTTCTTTTGAGTATAGGTATTCCTCTAGGCAATTAATATTCTCAATTCTTTTTAAATATGGTTTTATAAGTCTGAATAATCCTAATGCAACAACATTGGTCACACCATTACTCTTGTCATCTTCGTTGTTAAGATGGTTCTCAATTAATTTGTGGGTTGATTTACCTCTGTTAGTAGAGGTTACTGATATGTAGTTAGCCATTTGTTCGCCAACTGCTTTTCGCCATGCTACAATCTTTTCTTTTCTTTCTGGTATGTCACCTAGAATAGAAGTCACGGAAGGCATATTAACACCATCAATAGTGTAGTATCTAACACCATCATGGTTCTTACCTTTCACGCCTAGACTTTTAGGCAAAACAGATTCATTTAACTTTACATGTTTAAACATAATATACCTTCCTTATTATATTTACAATCTTAACACAAAAAATCGCTTGTGTCAAGCTTTTAATTACTAATTGTTCCTTCAATTCATTAATGATTCAACAACATCATCTTTAGTAGGACCTTTATTATCGCTGTATTCTTTTTGATACGAGGTTCTACCATTTGATTTAATTGCTCTTAAATATTCTTTTCTATTATTATCTGCACCTTTATAAGAACAATGGACCCAACCGCTATTCGGTTCTTCTGGTTTCCAAAACTCTAATATTAGTTGGTCAAAATCTAGGTTATCAGCAATATAATCTGCTAACTCCTTATTTGACACACCATAGATTTCAAAGTCAGCGGCTTGGCCTGAAGCATGCTGTGAAGTTATGCTTGAACCTATTGCCACACATAATTCTGGTGATCTAAAGCCAGATGATACAGAAACAACTTTACCATAATGATCTCGGACGGGTTGTAATATATGTTCACACAACCTTTGTAAGTTCTCTATATTATCCTCATTAGGATTATTATTAATATCTTTACGCTCAGCTGTCTGACTTTTAATCATCTCGGCTAAGGAAAAGTTTTTAGATAGTTTCATATTATCCTCTCGTTAGTTTTAATAGTTTGTCCATCTGTGCTTTAATAATTGGACCTCTATTAGGCCAATGAATATACGGCTCATTGGACTTTGATAGATTGTACAAAAATGGCAGTACAACCTTTTCAATCTCTTTGAATCTTTTTTGAACATCTGCGTCCTGTATCTCTTTATTCACACTTTCCTTTTCAGATACAATTTGCATTATCTCATTCATCATGCTTTTAATTGATGACACATCACTTTTTACTTTTGATATTTCTAGGTTAGTTGTATTTAAATCTTCTTTACCAACAGATGGTGTTGACTCTTCTGCTGGTTTTGTTGACACAGGAGTAAAACCATAATCTGTATTTGTATCAAACTCACGCATAAAATCAGGTATATCACTCATTAGTTTTCTCCTTTTTTAGTTTAATAATTTTTGCTGGTGTGGTTACTAAATCTGATTGCTTAAATTGTAATGGTCCTGCTGTAAATAAAGTTTCTCCTATGCAACCAGATAACAGGAATCCTGCTGTTAATAAGGGCAGGATCCTTAGACAGGTAAAACCTGCCCCTTTAGACAAAGAGCGGATTGACTTACTCGACTCTGGTATACGACCGTTGCGTTTCAGTTGCTCGCTCTGTACTATATTATTTATTTTTTGATTTTTGTCTAGCACGGTGTTTTTTAATGACATTATCTGTCTGCACTTCCTTAATTGTTCGTTTTCTATGTTCTTTTGCAAGAGCGCTTTTAGGATGTGCCTCTGCAACTTTACTTAATACTTCGTTAAAACCTTGATCGGTCTTATGTGTAATCCCTTGTATACCACCTATAATATTTACTGCACCTATTCTTTGTCTTATGTGTTTATTCTTTGAAAGATAATCTTCCATTTCAGAAATTGACATCATTTCATCAAATGTTTTTTTTGTTTTTGAATTGTAAAAGGTGTATATTGGCATTTATGATAATGATAGATGATAAGATAACTGACTTGTTGCCTCTTGCATATCTTCTAATATACTTTCTAAATCTATTTGACCTTCTATTAGTTTGTATGCTTCGTTTATCCTATCTGCCTGTTTATTAACTTCAGATTTAACAATTTCATTATCTGCATAGTTCATAATACCAGGTCTTAATTCAGCACTAAAATTTATTCGCTCACCTGTTTTGCCTTGATACGTTTCTACTAACCTATCATTCAGGTCATTAAATTTTGTGTAATATTCTCCTAACGCCTCATGTTCAGAATAAGATTCTGTTTGCCAATGATACGCTTGAATATCATTTAAAAAATTTATATTTTTTTGTATAAAATCTATCATCATATTATTTATAACTCGCATAAACAACAAAGACAATACATAAAACGAAACAAATAGCAAGTGTATGATTGCCTAAATTCCATGCACTAGTAGCTACCGTGTATGGATTTTTAGGATCAATAATTGTTTCTTTCAATGTTAGGTCTTTGTTTGTTAATTTAGGGCCTTGTATTATATCGTTGCCGTATTGATCTTCGGTCTCAAATAATTGTGGTTGATTCATTTTACTATTATACCTTGTATATCTGTTTCAGGCATTAAAAAATATTCTTTGTCATCAACTTTAATTTCTCTGCCTGCAAAAGCAGCAAACTTTACTTCGTCACCTACCTTTACGGTCATAGGTAATCTTTCACCTTTGCTAGTTTTTTTACCAGGTCCTACTGCGACAGCAATACCTTGTTGTGGTCTTTCTCTAGTGGTCATTATAATACCACCTTTTGTTTTTTCTTCGTCCTTTTGTTCGTAATCAATTAGGACATTATCACTTAATGGTTTAAATGTTATTGACATTCTCTACTCCTTGTTTGAACCAATCTGGCATTTTTGATGGTGCCTTCCACGTTGCAAATCTAACTTTTTTCATTATATAGTATTTACGATAAGACGCAACTGAATCACCTGGCACTATACACTCATCTGGCATAGCAGGTGTGGCGTCTGTACCTATCGCTCTAACATTTATATTTTTTGGTGGTTGTTTTAACAACTCACCTAATTTCTGTACAGCAAGATGGTCTTTTGTATGATTGTATCTTAACTTATATTCATCATTCATAGCCATCATATGTTTGTATAACCATATGTAATTATAAGCAGACTTCATAACCCATTGTGTACTAGGGTGTCTTAACCAACCTGCTTTGTAAATGATTGCTTCTTCGTTAGGATTTTCTAGTCGCCATCTTTTAATCTTACGACCATTCTTTGTTTTGTCATCATATGGTGTACCATCTAATACTCTCTTAACGGTACATAGCATTTGAGCAGACTCTAATATCATTTTGACAATATGTTTATCACACATCATCTGAGCTGCTTTAACTGGATCTCTATCTACATAAAATATATTCATTAGTGTATTAGCTTTCTAGTCACATAATCTGACATTTTATATTGTTTACCTAGTTCAATGAGTTTGTTATACCACATTGTTTTCATATCGTTATCTTTTGCTTCAGCACATGCCTTCGCTAAGTTTTCTAGTCTTTTGATTTTTTGGCCTTTAGTTCTTTTTACATCTTCACTTGTCATCATATAGTTATTATATCACCTTTCACACATCTAGTCAAGCACTATTTTTTGTCATTCCAGTCGTATATTTGATTAAGTTTTACTTTAATTTCGTCTGGATCTAGTTCAGAAATCTCTTTACCAAGTATTTTACTGAAGTCTTTTTGTCGCTCTCTATACTTTTTGATTCGTTGTTGAGCAAGACCTAGTCTATTTGCAAGGTCTATTTTCTTTGTTTCTTTAACTAGATTCTTTTTCATTCGCCATTGTCTTAATGATATGTTAGCAGCGATTAATAGTAATACTGCAAGTGGATCAAAAACAAATATTAAAACAAGTATTACAATTCTTACAGCATCATCAAAATAATCTTTTGCCTGATCGCCATATATAAGTTCAGCAATATACTTAATAGGTCCTACCTCTGCCTCAATCTTATCTTGTTCTAATTGTAAAGTTGCTTTTTTATTTGTTAGTTCAGCAATTTTATCACTTGCTTCGTTTATTGCTGTATTTAAAATATTTCGCTCTTCTTCTTGTTTTTTACGTTCTTTTAATCCTCTACTTACATATTCCTTATCAATGTAAACTTCTAAACCTTTGTCTAATAGATCAAGCGTTTTTTGTGCTCTATCTATAATTGTATTTTGTTGATTGATTTGTTTATCAATGAGTTCTATTTTTATATTATTACCTGAAGTAGGTTTAACTTGATCTAGGTGTGCCTTTGATAAAAAACCAAAGATACCCATAGATGTTATGAATATTAAAACTATGATTGCTGTAAATAGATAACCTTTTAAAAGTTTGGGTATGTCTGATTGCCAGTTGTGATAGAGCCAAGATGCGGCTACTAACTTACCTACTTCTAAAGCAGAACCCATAGCAACAATAGGAATAAAAGCGCCAGCAAATAGTGTTGCTAAACCTAGTATAGAATACCCAGCTGCAATAACTGAAATGCTTATCGCTGATAAGAAAGTTAATATTGTTAAGAACATGTACTATTTAGTTTTTTAAATATTTTTTTTTGTACCATTTATAGAAACTTTTGTCTGTAAATATTTGTACAATTTCACTGGCAGGTACTTGATCTGATCTAATACAATCAGCAACATCCTGATAATCTGTTATGTCAACTTTTCTGCTCATCTTTTGCTTATTTTCACCCATTGTTATTATTGTTCTTTCCTGTTTTGATAAACTCATTGACAATCATCTCCGTATTTATTATACATCATTTTTCTTAAATCAGCCAAAGGTCCTGTTTCTCTCTTTTTATTTTTATTTTCTTTTTTAAAATTATAACTAATAATTAAAAATGTTATAAAGAAACCTACAAATGACACCGTAAGTCCTATAAAAAATAAACCAAAACCATGTGCTAAATCAAATGTACCCATTATTTTATTTTATACTCTTCCTTTATTTTTGTTAATATACTTTTTACTTTAGAAAAATAATGTTTATCAGCCGCATATGCGTCTAATGTTTCAACTAAAATGTAAGGATTTGTTTCACCATTATCTAAAAGTTCTCTATATTTTTTATACGCACTACCATTATTTAATACTTGCATATAATTTAAAACACTATTACATTCATGTTCATAAACTTTAACGCCCCATTTTTTAGGATTATTTGATGGTAACATATGAGGTTCTTTTAGATTGTATGTTCGTATACCAAATAAGTTTTTACCAACTCTTGCAAATCTACTATTGCCCCAACCAGACTCTAATGCAGCCTGAGCAAGTAATAATTCTAAATTAACAGGATAAATATCTGTGGTTGTATGTTCAATATACTCAACACATTGAATTACATTGTTTATAAATTGTTGGTTATTAGTATGTTCAAAATTAGGTAATGTAGGTATCTCTGCCTGTGCTCTAGCAACACCATCTTTCACATAATAATGAAATGTTAAACCACAAAATAGGGCAACAATTACAACCATTAATGTTCTAATAACAACCTTAAAACTTGCCATCTTTTATAACCTTCTTTAAATCTTTAATTGTTTTCTTTTTATCAATCATAACATCATACCATTTAAATCTAACCATATGTTCATTTGATGGTCCTATAAGTGGTATATCGTATTGTCTTTGAAATGTTAATAGACCTGCAAGATACAGCGGTACAAGCAGATTGACACTACCATCGGTGTGTTCTTTAGGCACGGTAGGTGTTTTAAACATACCTTTACCTTTTACTAACATCTGTAATATTTCTTTTGATTTTTTATCTAATTTTTTCATTATTCACCTTTCTTACATAATATTCATAACTATGTTCACCAAATCTTTTTTGATAAAACAATAAATTCTCATTATCTAAATGCTCTCTAAAGCCTTTAAATATTTTTTTACTAGTTCTTCCTGGGAAGTTTTCTAATATATCTTTTTGTAAATGTCCTGTATAATACAACTTACTCGTACCGATATGATTGCCTTGAGCAAAGTTTCTTATTGTATTGATACTTTTTTTGATTTCGTTTTTTAACCACACGTCCATAATCTATCTCTTTCTTATAATCGTAAACCAATATAGTTTACTTTAGGTTCAAAGGACCAGAATAAGTCGTTGTGGTTACCAGTATCACCTAGGTTTTGCATTTGGTACAAGTGTACCATTTCATGGACTAATGTATCCAAGAAATCTTTTTTATTAGGATAAGAAGGTAACATCTCTAATTTGTACAATCTAGTACCTGCTCTCTTCCACTCTAATACTACAACTTGACCTATACACTTTTGCCATTTAAGTTCTTTAATCTCAACTTGACCAAAAGGCGATAGTTTGCCATTGAATAAGGCGTTGTTTAATAGTTTAAAATAATCTTTTATATCTTTATATTTTGTGATATATTTTCTTTTGGTAGATGTTTCTTTCTTAAGCTTTCTTCTCAACTTTAAAGCTCTTGACTTTCTTGTAGTTTTACTTGGCACTATTTTTATCCTCTCTATTTAAAAATAAACCCATAACTAAGCATGCCAATACAAGAATAACAATCTCTTGTGGCACGTATGTATAAACTATTTGAAGTGCTTCAGCAATTATACTAATTACATCCATCATTCATACCACCGTTTTCTAATAGTTTACATTTGTAGGCCTCATCTACTTTTAATCTTAAATCAGCAGCAACGCCATCTAAAATTGCAGGTAAATATGCCTGAAGAACCGAGATTGACTCAATCATAAACTTTTGAGCAATTGCCTCTAGTTCTTTTTCCATAATATATGATATGTCTATATCAGAACCATTAATAGTTTCAGATACAACATGACCAACGGTTGCGATTGTCTTATCATTTGCCTTTACAGCAAATGGTACGGTAAGACAAATCAACCCAAATATCAAATTAATAATTAATAATTTTTTCATTACTGCGATCTCCCAGCAGCATTTGCTTTTTTCCAATAATCTTCTTTGGCATAAAACAAAGTTTCATCAACATTGTATTCATCAATACCACATAAGTTGATATTGTCAACTTCTAATACTTTTGTTTTAGCAGTATTAAAATCCATGTTACCTTTAACATAATCGTCAATAATAACATCACTAGCTTTTTCAGCTTCATTCCAATAGTAGTTTTTAACTTTAGACATAACTATTTATTTCCTTTCATAATGTAAGTTTTAATTGTTTTCATACTCATAATATATCAGAAATAGGTATAGTAAACAAGCAAAAAATGGAATAAATGTCCGTTTTTTTTGTTGCTAGGCAAGGGTTCCTAGGGTGCGACAATCT